TGACTCTGACGGTGCAACATACTTCTTTAAGAACAAGTATGATGGTACACCACAGAAGTTAGAGATACAAGAGAAGGTCGAACCAAGACAAGGAAGATTCGTTTTGTTTGATGGATTGCAGTACCACGCATCCAGTAACCCTCAATATAATGAGAAAAGATGCGTAGTGAATTTCAACTTCACCTCAAGTATCTCCGAAAACTTAAGCACGACCTTCGCAGAGAACCCAGAAATTTCTTAGATGAAAATGGTAAGAGGGTAGGTAAACCGAAGTATAAAAGAATACAAAAGAAAGGTTAAGGTTGCTAAATAGGTGTGGGTATGCTAACATACCTTTACGTTCATCCTATGATAGAAGTCGCATTAATGGCATCACTCCTTGCTGAACACAACGCTTCCCACTGGGAAATGTCTTGTTCAGAGTGGAATCAAAACAGGATCGAGATACTTAGCGATAAGAATCTCAGGTCTGATGCTCAAGAGTATCTTATAGATTACTTCTTGACAAAGGTGTCAGGTGAATGCGATGCGTATATAATAGGACGCAAGTAAGCCGACTCGGAACGGATTCGTTCATCCTATGTACCACATACTACTCAGTCTAATAGCGATAGGGGCACCACTTGATTGTGAACACGCTGCTGAACTATTAGAAAACGTATCTAACAACCCTAATAGGTCTGAGAGATTAGAACTAACAAGAGTTATAGTTGCACACACTGATCCAGTATGTTTCCCATCGGACGCAAAAGTTGACTGAAGGAACGGGGCAACAATCCCTATTACTTTGGAGAAACCCAATGGCAAAAGTCACTTACCGTGGTGTAGTATATGACACCAACAGAAACAGAACTCAAGCACAAGAAAAGGTCGATCTAGTTTACCGTGGTGTAAAATTAGAGAAAGAACTTAGCAAATAAATGCTAATTACGTTAGAAATCATAGGAGCATCTGTGGTTTTCTTATCGATCATATACGCTGAAGTTCAGTTTTTGTACAATCACTAACACTGTTTACAAAGACAGTTTAATTTGATACAATAGAGGGCAAACAGCCCTCTTTTTTATTCTAAATATTATGACAAAACCTAGGAGCAGTGCAATGAAAATCTTTCTTGATTGTTCTGATCCAGATCTTATATCTCACTCTGTTGAGACTGGTTTGATTGATGGAGTTACAACTAACCCATCATTGATGAAGAAACAGGGACAAGACCCTAAAGAAGTTATAAAAAGAATTGCCGATTTATTTCCTTGGGATTCATCTATCTCAGCAGAAGTAGTTGGTGATACAGCAGAAGAGATGTTGGAGATGGCATCCGAGTATGTACCTATCTCACCTAACATTACAATTAAAATACCTTGCACACGTGAGGGTCTTATCGCTTGTGGAGACCTTTCAGCAGATGGTATATCAACTAACGTTACTCTAGTATTTTCTGAAGCACAAGCAATACTCGCTGCTAAAGCAGGAGCAACTTTCATATCACCATTCATAGGACGTGTTAACGATCAATACTGGGATGGTTTATCTTTGATAAAAGGAATACGAAACATATATGACATCCATAATATAGAGACAGACATCCTTGCTGCATCTATTCGTACTCCTAAAGATGTACCTGATGCCTTTGGTGTTGGTGCTAACGTATGCACAATACCCTTTGATGTATTTGGAAAACTCTTTGAACATATCTTAACTAAGACAGGTCTAGATAAATTCAACGAGGATTGGAAAGCATTACAGGCAGGACTATGAACAGACAACGAATGAAAGAGATCATCAAACAACTCAAGGATATTACAAATGAACTTGAGTCTGAGGTCTATAGTGACCTAGATGCTTGGAGTATAAGTAGTGGTAGTAAATTATCCTACCGTGACACAAGCGACCAAGACGAACTCTGCGATTGATTATGAAAATCCTTGGATGTTTCAAGAACAACCTTTTTTATCTGAGGATATTGGTGATTCTTTCGGGTTTGTCTATAGGATTACAAACTTACAAACTAATAAACAATACATCGGACGTAAATACTTTGTCCAAAAACGAAAGCCTAGAGGTGGAGGTAGGAGAGTTACGTCTGAAAGTAACTGGAAAAAGTACTATGGATCGTGTCCTGAACTTACTACCGACGTTAAAACAATAGGTAAAGAACTATTCAAACGTGAGTTGTTATCCGTACACCCTACAGTAGGGAAGACAAACTACGAAGAGACAAGGCAGTTATTTTTAAATGATGTCCTCACTAGCAAACTAGAGGATGGATCTCCTGCATACTACAACAGCAATATTCTAGGAAGGTACTACAGGAAAGACTATTTTCATTGACAGGGTGCTAAAAGTCTGCTATATAGTAGGTTCATTAGAGCACTTCTATGACTAACTTTCTAGAGGAACAGGACTTCTTGGGAAATTATATAGAACTTCTGGTTGATAAACTCCATCAATCTGTTAGTGAAGGAAACTTTGATGAAGCACAAGTTTTAGCAGCAGAAATAAAGAAGATTCAAGCGACTAATAAGTAAAAATTATATCACTCATAAAAAATCAGTAACTCTGTCAGCATTTACAGCTTGACAAAACTTAACATTTGCTATATATTATTGTTACACTTCTTAACATAGTTACAAATGACTACAGTTACTGAAAGCGGTGGAAGACAAAACATCTACTCCGTTGAACCAAGACCTTACATTGATGAGTCAGTCTCTTATGAAGGTTATCCACAGAATGCAGAAAAAGTAAATGGTCGTTGGGCTATGATCGGATTCGTTGCATTACTTGGTGCATACATCACTACTGGACAAATTATTCCAGGTATCTTCTAATGAATTATTGGAAGAACGCAGAACAAACAAACGGTAGACTAGCAATGTTAGGTTTCAGCATCGCTATAATCAACTACGGTTTTACTGGTTTTATAATACCAGGTTTTTATTAATGAAATTCAAATCACAATTCACAATTCAAACAGAGGACAAACTAATGACTCCAGAAGCAGAAAGATTTAACGGATGGGCAGCAATGATAGGTTTTGTTGCAGCAGTTGGTGCTTACACATTCACAGGACAGATCATACCAGGTATTTTCTAATGACAACACCAAAACCAATCGAACCAGAAAAAAAGTTTGCTGAGAAACTTAATGGTAGACTAGCAATGCTAGGTATCATTGCAGGAATCGGTGCTTACTTAACCACAGGTCAACTCATTCCAGGTTTTGTATAAGTGGAGATCTCCCCTTTCCAAGCAATAGTGTGGTGTCTCTATCCCATAGGGGCACTTGTTTTTATAGAGTTATTCCTTCGTGCCACCGATGGGAATGATGATGACGACGATCAAGGTGGCGGTATTATGCAACCAGTTTACGGAGCAATCTAATGATTCAAGCAGGATCTATCTTAGCATTTCTATGCTTAACAGGGTTTACAGCGACAGTTGGTCTACCTGTATTCTCTACAATCGTGTAACACATCTGTTACAAGGTCTATCTTTATCCCTCAATCTAAAAGAATGAAAAGTTTAATGTACAATCCATACTATGCTCTAATAGAATTTGGATTTTTTATTGTTGTTGGTACAGCAGCAGGAATGGCAGGAATGATATGAAGAATTATATACCACTAAAAATAGTGCCACGAATTTTTTATTGGGCACTTACATTTGCAATCCTATTCGGAGTGTCTACTACAGCATATGCTGAGACACTTTGGGTACAAGTACCACAATGGTCTGACGATTGGGAAAAGTGTGCAGTTGATGTACCAGATGCTGCGTGTCATTGGTACGTTGCTAACGCTGACAATACATTTGGTGAAGGTTTCGATTGGGAATCAGCACCTTGGTATAGTATTGAAGGACTCAAAGACGTAGCACCTATGCAAAAGCAAACAGTTGTTGAAAAGTTACAAGACATAGGTTAGATTGAATAAATACTATTTCAATCAAGGAGATCTATGTTTGAGGACGAAGAACTATGGGATAGTGACCCCTTCTCTGAACAGATAGAACACCTCTGGGATGATATGTCAAAACTAAACTCTCTCTATGAGGAGTTATGTTGGAAACCTAATGACCCTATCGAGTTCGTTCCAGACTATGAAAAGAATCAAATTATTATTAGACAGAAGAAATCTAAATAGTTCTGATTGATTCCTAGATGTGAAAACATTTAAACTACAACTAAGAACTGCTAAAGACAAGTGGGTTACACTCACAAACTATACAGGTCTTTCAGAACACAAAGCAAAGTTTTATGAAAAGATTTGCACATTCAGCAAAAATTTTGTACCATATTATAAAGAGATACGTGTTGTAAATGACTGACCTACTAGAAGCAAGAAGAAACATTCTTTCCGCTTTGAATAAGTGGAAGACAAATTGTTCTAATTATGAGTTTGCTGATTGGATTATAAGTAAACGTCATCATCTGCAACTGGCATACGATTGTAGTGACATATTAGAGAGTCAATTATCAAGACTTTATATTGAATATTACGATGAACCAAAAGAAATCAGCAAAGAAATTAATTAAACTTGCAAAACAGGGTAAGAAACTATATAATAAAAGTGATATAATATACGCTAAGATGATCTTAAGGTCATTAAAGAAAAAAAATGGATCCAATGATTGAAATCGCATACCTAGGAGCAATGTTAATGCTAGGATCTCTAGCGTTTAAAATGATGTCTCAAGGTTGGGGTGCGATGTCAAAAAATAAGTCAGATAGTTATGGATCTGTGATGAAAGCATATGGTAATAAGACACATCCAGAGATGAGAGATGTCAAGGATGGTGAAGAACTTATGGGTATAAACTTTACACCTGACCCAGAGTTCCTAAAGAAATATAAGAACGGAGACTACCATCTAAATCAATCATTACAAGATAGAATTGCAGAGATAGAAG